GTTAAAATATTATTAACGCTTTTAGTAAGCTGTGTCATTATTTTAACAGGTAATTTTTGAGTAATTAACTCTCGTTCAGTATATGAGTAGTTTTCAAAATTTATTACTGTATTAGAAATTTTTATACTTTTTAAAAAAAACGTATATAAAGCATATAGATCTTTCTCTCTTTCAAGTATTAGTATTTCATGCACGGAGGGCAATCTATATTCAATATAATACGAATCAACTTCTTCAGTTAAAACAAGCGTCTGAAAAAAAGTTTCAATTTCTTCGATAATTTTACTCACACGTAAATCGATTTTTATTTGTTTTTGTTCGGGTGCTTCAACGTATAAAAACACTGTATCTCCAACACTAACCTGTCGTATATAAAACAATAATAAACAATAATCTAAAAAGCTAAGATTGTTAATTTCTTTTGCTGTAAACGCTGTTAACTCTTGAATAATATTGTCTGTATTGTTAAAAATAAGATCAACAGATATTTCTTCTCCTAAAAAACACTTTAAAAGTTGTCGATACTGTTTTAGATTAAGCTCCTGAAAATTAATCGGGCCCTGCAATAAATTTGCAGTACATAAAAGTTTAGCCATTTTAAGACTTATTACGGAGTAAAGACCGGGGCAACTCTATTTGCTGTAGATTTAGTAACAGGTATATTAGAATTATTATTTGTTATAGCTAAATTATTTTTGTTCGTCTCAAGAGAGTAGTGATGAAATATAAATGTTGCTTCTCTATTAATAGGTGCTGTTGAGGGAGCATAATTATACTCTTCAGGTGAAACTTCGATCGGACATGTACCATTAAAAGTATATTTTTGTAATAAAAAAGGTGGTTGACTTGGGGTTAGAACACCTATTTTATAAACAGAAATATCTTGTCTGTAGTTTGTAGGGCCGGGTGGTCTTGCTATAAGCCCTAATCTAGCTGTTGTTAATACCCATGGACGAATTACATTATCAACAAAACTTACATTAGTATCTAAAAACACCATTCGAAGCCCTGTTGGTGTGTAATCAGATCTACCATCTCCAGTTGCAGTTCTTATAAATTGATTCTTTTGAATACCTTCAGGGTTTGCAATTGATTGTTCACCAGGTACGGATACTGCCTGACAAAACAAACACCCTTTTCTACTATAATCTTCATTATTAATTAAAGTGTTTAAACCGTCTTCGATATCCCAGCCTTTATTGGGTTCTAGTTTAGCGGTGTTTATTATAGCTTGTTTTACCTGGTTTAAGCCTTCAAGGTCAACTACCCACTGTGCACCTTTAGGTAAAGCAGATGCTGGCCTACTTAAGAACGACTCAAAAAAGAGTGGTATTTGTCCTGAAAAATCTCCTATCGCCATATAGCGATATTATTTATTACATTAAACGATGCCAGGGGTAACTCTTCCTGTAGAAGTAACTCTCCAGTACTGATAAGCTAAAGTTGTTGGAACAGTTTGGATAGTACCAGCATCTCCGAGATTATAAGAAACATCACCAACTGATACTACATATGCTCCGTATAATGTATACTGACGAGCGGTGCTTCCGTTTTTATTAAGAAGGTTCATTGTAATTACTGATGAATTACGAGCAATATTGTAGTCCCCTGTTGAAGTGCCATCATCAAACGTATCAAAAGTAGCGTTTTCTAAAACTGCTCGAATATTGTAATTTTGATCGCAACGAAATGTTACAGCATAACTATCTGAACCAGGGTATGTAGCTGTTCCAGGTACATTAAATTGTAGCCCCATAAAAGGAACTGTTTGATTAGTTATTGATCTACCTGGTAGATTTGCTGTTTCAAGATATACTAATTCACTTTCACCGAAATTAGTGTTTGCTAACTGTACAACTCGAAATTGAAACTGACGTGCAAAATCGTTTTGTTGTACTGATCTATAGAAGTCTGCGATGTTTTGTGCCATATGTAAATATTTATTAGATTAATTCTTGAAAGTTCTGTCCTGTGCGAGTTGCAATAAAGTTTACTAAAATAAATTCTGCTGTCTTGACAGGCTTAATATAAACATCTACTGCAAGCTCATTACGATCAATAACATCTGGTGTATTATTTCGTTCATCACAGACAATTAGGTAATCATATAAACCTTCTGTATTTTTTGCTAACTCAAATACAGGAGTAATTGTGTTTTTAAGTCTTGTACGAGTAAATTCAGTATTTGGTTCAAATACAAAGTATTTAACTGAATTCATAACTGTTCTTTCAAGTGTTAAGAATAAACGACGTACATTTATTCTATCAAAAGCGGATGGTTTGTTTTGTAAGGTTTTTTGTCCAAATACTACAAACCCGTCTCCAGAGAATAATACAATAGGGTTAATTGATATAGTGTATAAGAAGTCTCTTTGTTTTTGATTTGGGTTAAATGCAATATCAGTGATATTATTAATTGTGCCGCGGTTTAAACCTGCAGGGGCGTACCAAGGCTGGGTGTTAGTATCTGTTCTTGCAAATATTGCAGCTACATAACCAGATGCTGGTACCCATACTTGCTTATCACTATAAGCATCATATGTTTTTAGCCAGTTACCATATGTTGTGGCATAATTTGAGTTAACTGAGCTAAAGAGGTTCTTAAGCGGGGTATAGATATTTGTTGAGAATGTATTACCGCGAACTGATAATGTTTTTGTATTTTCACCATTAACAAATATCTGTCTTAGAGGGTCTGCAATAAACACACAATCTTTACGTACATTTTGTACAAAATTATTGAATACATTAAATGTTGTACGCCAACGTTCAACTTCAGGGGAATTTGTAGAACTTAATGCTGCAGTATCTAAAAATGTACTATCATTAAAGTATTTACCATTATCTGTTGTACCTGAAGCGTTTGCCGAAATTGTAGTTAACCCGGCATCAACAACTACATCCAGAAGTACTGTTTCAGAAGTTTCTACAAGGGAAAGAGCTCTTGCAAGTTTATCAGTTGTTTTACCAACTTCTTTATCTTGAACAAATTCATATGTCGGACTGTAAATGCCAACAGGGTATACTGTCTTGTTATCTGAATCAATTCTTACGTTTTTGGCTGGGTTAATTGAACTAACACTAGACCAATTTGTACGTTGGGAGATTTCTGGATTTACTAAAACTCTTATATTATTTGAAGTGTTATTTGCAACATCTCCTATAAAGAAAGAACGAGAAACGCCGCCTGCGTCTGCTATAGTTTTTCTGTTACCGTTAAGCGAACCAATGTGAGATTCAGCTAATGAGTATGTTAAAGTGTTTGGTTCGTAAATTGAGTTACGAACTTTAAATACGTTAAGAATTAGGGAATCGCTGTAAAACTCACTACTAAAATCGTATGTTGGTATTGATTCTATTACTTCAGAAATTGAATTTGTGCCAGCCGACTCTTTTGTACCTGAAAGTGCAAATCCTACTCTTGTGTCAGGAAGAGAATAAAAACCTCCATTACTTGTTAAACTTTTAATGGTTGTTACTGAGGTAAAATCAGTATTAGGACCAAAATCAGTATTGTCAGCTAAAGATACATAATATCCTTCAAATGCTTCATTAACTGTTGTTTGACTACTGTTTAATATTACAATACCGGCAGCAACTTCACCATTAACAAAACTAGCTGTTGTTCCTACACTTTCAGTTGTAGTGACTCCGGAAACTTGAAATGTAAATGTTACATCTCCGCTATCTAGATATTCAATGCTATAGGTATTTGGTGTAGGGTCTACTGCCTGAATCCCGGCAAATATCGCAGCTGAAGTTTCTGGTGTAGCAGTAACTGATGAGAGAACTATACCTGTTGTTTGTACTGAAGCTGTTCCGTTAAGACTAGACCAAGTAAAATTATTTTGTAAAAGTAAATCGTATTGTTCTTCTGTTAAAGTTATATGTGTTGGTTCCCCAACAGTGAAGCCTTCACTTGCAGAAGCTACCGGATAAAGAAGGGCACTGTATTGTGTTGAAAACCCAACACCAGAGCCTGAACCATAAGGAAGACGAGTTGTTAAAAGAGTTGCTGGTGAGTTTAAAATCTCTTTACAAGAGTAAAAAAAGTATCTTTCAGCGGGTGTTTCAGGTGCACCATAAACCTGTTCAAGCTCTGATGCAGAACTTATTAAAAGAATTTCATCGATTGGACCTTGAGCGGCGTATCCTGGAACTAAAACATTTGTACCTCCACCTACTTGCTGGTAAAGCGATAAATCTGTTTCTACAATCTGTACGCCGGGAGAATTAATTGAACGTGCCATAATTTTATATTATTATTTATGCTTTTTATGTAATTTTT